GATTAGCTACAGTAGTTATAGTTATAGGAAAGTCTACAGTTATAGTACTAGAAGTAGAGCTTACAACTCTACCGCCCTTCCTATTTACACTTCTATTAGAATCTCTAATAGCTATTACTGCTCCGGGGTAAGTTATAGCTCCCTCTAATCCCGTAGAAAAACTTACTGTATCAGTCTCTACGTTTTCGGTTATTAATGTCCATAAGCCTACTCTATGTGCTTGTGCCCTTGAAGTACAGCCTGCAGCTTTTATTTCTAAAGGTCTGTAACCATACCTATCTATAGCATCTTTAAACTCTACATACTCTACTTTATCTTTATAATAATCATACTTATCTACATAGCTGACTAAGGCCACGCTATGTCTAGTTTTTAAAGCAGTACTAGAGTATTCAAATGTTCCGTCCAATACATTGGTATTATTAAATATTAAATCCGGGATTACTAAACTAGAGTTAGTGGGGTCTTGTGGAGCATCTTGTTTTGTTATTAGTGTATTTTGTTGAAAGTACGTTATACCTCTAAAAATAGAAGCCATAGTTCTTATTAAGTTATACGCTTCCTCTCTATTATTTATAAGTATATTACAAGTGTATCTTGGTTCTCTATCAACTAAAACGGCGCTGTAACTTGTGGGAACTCCTCCAATGGGTTCTCCTACCCTATTCTCTCCTCCGTTTCTAGCTCTGAATAACTTAATATTAGAAGAACTATTTGTACTAAGTTTAGAAAAAACTATACCAAACCCAGTTCCTATTCTATAAGCAGTAGAAAAAGCTTCATTTGCTGTAGAGGCGCTATGCACTAACACATTAGTACCTTGAGCAACGTTACTACTATTATATCGCTGATAATATACGTCCCAATGAGGAGAGCCTGTAGAAGGTACTACGTAAGTACTCCAAGTTATAATATAACCTCCCCCACTTAACCCTATAACACTGGGCCAATTATAAGAAGTTAAATTATCTAGAGAGCTTAGTGTTGAGGTTAACACCTCTGACGTAACTGCTACACCAGAAGAGTTAAAAACTTTATGAACTATAGCGGTGGCGTCGTCCACGCTATACGCTGATATACTTGGATCAGATTGAATAGTACTACGTACATAGGATACTACAAAACCTCCAGTAGATAAGTTTGCTACACTAGGAACTTCATAAGAATAACTATTACTTGTAGCTATAGTAAATTCTGTTCCTTGTATAACTCCTGAACTATTGTATAATTGCCCAAATATTTTTGTAGTACCCGCTTCGCTAAGAGCATTAGAAGTATATATAACTACAAAATTTCCACTGCTTAAAGTTGCTATTTTTGTATCTTTTTGAGCTCCTAAAAAAGTAGCTGGGTTTACTTTTTGTAAAGAACCAGTAGCTGCTCCAGCGCTAGTTGCTAGTCTTATAAAAGAATTATAGTTTGTATTTCCGTATGCAGAAAAACCGACTACGTACCCTGTACCCGCCGTACTAATTATTGGATTAGAAAAAGTTGCAGCAGAATTGTTAGAAATATCAGATATGTTTTGTATTAAAGATAAGTTGCTTGCAACTCCCGCATTTGAAAAAGACCTACAGTATATTTTTGAGATCTCAGTAGCTGGTACAACACTACCTGTTTGAGTAACAATTAATTTAGAGCTTCTTAGGGTAACTGCAAAGTTTCCAGAAATAGAAGCTACCCCTGTAGCCAAAAAACTCTCCGTAGAAGAATTAGCGACTATATTGAAGTCACTTACTACAGTTACTCCTAGGTTGTTATATATTTTTCCTATAGGATTCCAAGTTTTTGTGGTGCTATTATACGTGTTCCATATAATGATAGTATTTCCATCACTCAATTGAGTAGATATAGGAAATATTTGCAGTCCTATAGGTTGCACAGTATTTACTTGAGTATTACTGCCTTGTACTGCACCTGCTGAATCATACCTTTGAAAAAATATGTCCCAACCGTCCGCTGAAGATACCACTCCATCACAGTATTGGCCTATTTTATATAGTTCCCATTTATCTACTAAATTAGAATCTATATACTTTCCTGTTCCATACCTTTTATTAGTTATTAGATCATAGTACGTCCAAGCAGGATTATCTGACCACTGTGTTTTAAAAGTACCGTCCCAGACTCCTACATATTTTCTTTCAGTTACTTCTCCAGTAATTGGGTCTATTGTTATATAGTAATTTGAAGGTACTTGAACTCTTAGTAATCTTAAATCGTAACCTCTTTTTGGAATGCTAGAAAATTGATTAGAATTTATTGTCAACGCGGCTAGCGAACTGAAAGGGTAGTTTTGATTATTTCTTAAGTACGTAGTTACAGATACTGGCTGAATGGCAGAGTGAACTAGTTTAGAACTGTACCCATATATCAAAGTTAATTTTACACGTACAATTTCTTCTACATACCCTCCCCCTCCCTTAGTTACCCAAAGAGGTGGTATTTGTAATTGATAAGTAAACTGTCTTGCTTCATAGCTATCATCTGCAATAACTCCTAAATCTCGAAGTGTTCTTGAGTTATTTCTATCCGAGTCTTGAAGTACTGCGCCTTCCCCCGGTAGTCTCCCTATTCTAACCACCCAATTTTGTGACGCTGGCGCAGCACTTGGATTTGTACATATAGATATTTCTAATCTTGAATCTTGTGGTTTTATTATGCCTTCATCTGAGTCAGTTCTATATAAGCCCTCGGGCCAAGATACTGTAACTCCTATGCTATCTACTAAAGTTATTGAACTTATGTCACTATCGTCTCTTATTCTAACAGAGCAAGTACTAAAAGTTCTATAGTCTCCTGCACCATACCCATACCCTGGGTCTCCTACTACAGACTTATCCATATTAGCACCCGAGTACTGCTCTTCGGGTCTTAATACGTCTGTAGCATCAAAAGTTATAACTTGACCTATGTTGGAGTACTCCCCGTCTAGTGCAGCTTGATTTCCCTCCCCGAGTTTGTACTGAAACTTTAAATCTTGTTGACTATATTGTCCGGTTGTCATAGTAATAGGGGTATCATCTAAATATATATGTTTATATATATTAGTAGTAGGAAAACCTTCTATAGGACCTTCACATATTAAATCTACAATATTCGCAACTGTATGTGATACATCTCTTGGCATTATACACTCCTACTATGGAATTACCCCATCTGGGTTGACTCCGTTTCCTTTTTTATAAGTTGTTATACCTCCTCCAGTGGAAGTATAGTCTATTTTAACTACTGTTACATTTTCTTCTTGCGAAGGAGAAGGAGTTACATCAACTGTATTAGTATTACCATTAACAGTTTGATTAGTATTATTATCTACTCCAGCATCAACACCTGAGTCTTCCCCAAAGTATAGAACATCTTCAGCTTTACCAGTGCCCGCATCTACCTGCACGGATGCGGCCCAGAATCCATTTAAACTTGATGAACTAATAAAACTTATTACATTAGACCCACATAACATTCTCCCATAACCAATTGGAACTGGTGTACCTTGACCGACTGTGTTCTCAATAGAAGATAAAGAAGTACTTTTTTGTCCCCCTCCGTCTTTCTCAGAAGGCGGGTCAGGCGCTAGTAGAGATGCGACTCCCATTGTAGCCAAAGATACCCCCAAATACGCTACAGATTGTGCTACAGCTGCCCAAGCACCCCCCATAGCGGCGAGTCCTGCTGTAGTAGCTGCTCCTCCTGCTGCAGCTGCTCCAGCAACTCCGGCTAAAAAAGACCCTCCGGCGGCTTGAGCAGCAACTCCCATTATTAGGGCAGGAGCATAAATTACCAGTAATACCCCAACTATTACTGTAAATACAGACTTTAAACTAAATCCTCCCCCCTCGAACTCTGGTACAATGTCAACTATTGAATTTTTAGCAAGAGGAAATAGTATTTTATTAATATCTGCGTAGTCTTCAGTATCGTTTACCACTACGTGATACCTTCTCCCTTCTTTAGTTAATTCATTTCTAAAAGAAGAAAAATTGCAGTCTAATGCGTGAATAGCTTCTTTTATAGTTTTTGCTTCAAAATTAAAAATTTCTCCAAAAACTTCTTTTAAATAACCATGTAGTCTTATAGTAATCATAATACTATTATCTCTCCTTTATACTTTTCAGGGTATATTACTTCTATATTACTTGGCATTATAAAAATAATCCAAGGTAGAAAGGTATTGTTACAGCTACTAATATCAAAAGAAGATACAGGAGTTCCCTTTGTATGAGAGTGTACAACTGCTAATACGTTATTTAAATTACTTAAATAATCGGATGTTTTTATTTTAAAGTAGTTTTCTGGATCTGTGGATATATTTACTAGAGGAAGATAACCTCTATTTTTTAAAATAAACCCGCAACTTTCTTTTGGAAACTCTAAGAGAGCATGACTTTTAATAGAATCTATCACTGTACAAATCCTGAAGAGGGGAACCCTCCAAAAGGTAAAATTACATTTTGCTGTCCAAATCTCAATTTACAAGAAACTAGTCTCTTACCGCATACATCTTGAGTTCTATCTGTTGTAATTACATCATTCTGAGTAAAGTATCTACTTCCGTCATACGTACAGCCTGATATAGCCAATTCCGTACCTTTAGCACCAAGTATAATAGTTCTAGTTCCGTTTGCTACGTATATAATACTTTTTGAACTTATATCAATATTTGATCTTACATCGTCCCATGCAGCACCATTTGAAGCAGTGCCGTCAGAGTTTATACTTTTCCAGACATTGTTAGAGGAATCTATAACTAAAAATAAGTTTGCAGTAGTATAAGTTATTCCTGTTAAATTTGTAGCCCTGACTGTACCACTTGAAGTCCAAGAAGTTGCATTATCACTTGCAAATATAACTCCAGAACTACCTACAACTAAAGTTCTTGCTCCATTTATAGCCATTTTATTTAAAGTTACATTAGTAACACTAACTTTAGTCCAAGAGGTAGCGACTCCTGTTGCAGAATATAATACCGTACCAGCTGTACCGCAAGCTATAAATCTATTATTAGTTGTATTAAATACTACATCTGTTAGATCATATGTTTGACCCCCAGTAAGAGTGACTGCGGTCCAAGTAGACAAGTTAGAAGAATATAGAATTGTTCTATTTTCTCCTACTGCTGTAGCTATAGTAGCACTTGTACTTATCCCCCGTAGAGTATTAGTAGTACCACTAGTCTGAAAAGTCCAAGTTCCGGAGGCTCCAGTAGGACTAGTAAATACTCTTCCTCTAGTTCCTACTATAATAAAATTGCTTAATCCGAAAGTAACAGAGTTAAATGTATCTACGGAAAAGGAAGTTATAGAACTCCAAGTAACTCCATAATCCGTACTTCTTAGTATAGCCCCGGAAGAACCTACAGCCAATAAAGTACCTGTGCCGTTATGTGCTATAGATAAAAATCTTGCATTAATTGAGCTATTGATATTGGAAATCTCGGCCCAAGAATCAGAAGTATTTAAGTCCGCAGCATTTGTAGAGCTTATACCAAAAGAAGTTGAAACTCCTTTTCTATACTCCCAAGGACATAAATTAGCTAAAACTAGTCTTCTTGGTAGCAGTACGCCTTCCATATCCCAAGCTACTGCTAACTCAAACTCTACACTAAGTTTTGTTTCAGAACTTTTTCTTTCTATCCGAAATACTTCGTCAGGAAAACAAGCTGTGGAGTCAGGAGTATACGGAGATACGCCTCCATTAAAATTTGCGGCATCTATAAACTTTAAAAAAGTTCTTTTTCTAACTATACTACAACCTACTAGATCATCGTACGCCAATAATAGTGGAAGCAGTAATCTAGGGTTTGTATTGTCAGCGATTTTGATAGCTGGTTTTGGGAGTTCTCCTCCGGAAGTAATATTGACAAAATCCATTTCTATGGGTATTCTAGCGTATGTATTTCCTTGCCAAACTATACTTGTTGCTCCCCCATCTTTTCGTTGATTTATGCCATTATAAAAATAATATTTAGTAGGACTTATAGTAATAGATTTTGAGCTATAGTACTCGACTATGGGCGTAAGATCCAGTACAAAAAATTCTAGTAAAGTATCAGGACTAAACTTAAGTAACTCTGTTACTAGTGCTGTTTCATTACTCATAAACCCTCTCAAACGTGCAGTCTATACTACCAAAACCATTCACTAAGTCTGCTTGAGTAAATAGTATAGAAGTGTCCCACTCTTTACATATAACTTTAATAGTAGGCACAGTAACAGTACCTCCAGAAGTATAAGCTCCAGAAGTATAGCTAGAACCTGAAAGATCAAAAGTATTAGTAGTTACTCCTTCAATCAACCAAGTATTGTTTGTATTAGCTACACTTCCAGTTCCTACTACTCCGGTTATAACTACTTGAGTACCATTTGTAAAACCATGAGAACTAACTGTAACTCTCAACTTTCCAGAAGCGTTGACAACTCCTGTAATAGATTTGGATGTAGCTGCAACTTGACCTGGAGGATCCCAAGAAAAAGCTTGCACCCCATTCTTACCTTCTAAAAAAGCTCTTATAATATTTATATCTGATATCGGTCTGTTTTGAAAACTCAAACTCCAGGTTTCCATTATAGTATTTAAACCATCTGACATTCTTTGCGAATATCCGTCGCCAAACTTGGCTTCAAGCACTCTAGGTCTACTAGAGCGCTTGAAGCTTTTATCTGGTATAATATTTGGCCCTGGAGGAGAACTAGTTATAGTACTCCAATCTGATGGCATAATTATCTCCTTCTAGCTAGTAATCCGCCAGGTCTTTGTTGGTTTGCTATCTCTAACTTAACTGCAGCTGAAATAGATTTACCTAGCATCATTGCTTTTTCTTCTTCTGTTGGTCCACCTTCCATTTTAGTAGTGGCGCTTCCATCTTTACTGATGTTAACAGTTATACCAACATTATTTATACTTCCGCCCGCTCCTTCCATACTTACAGGTATAGAACGACCGTCTGGAAGAGGAACGTAAGCTTCAGGTTTTCTACCTTCTCCGAACATAGCCAGTTGAGGGCTATTTGCTATTCCCCCTTTAGAGTACATTCTTAGTGGCATAGGCCCTTCGGAAGTCATTACTCCGCCTTTTTCAAATCCTAGTAAGCTAGTAACAGCAGCAGCGGCCATTACATAAGGATTACCAGTTGACATTCCTACTTGCATTAATGTAGATCCAACCATACCGTTTGTAGCACGATCTTTTCCTCCAATTTGAGTTAGAAGTGAACTAAACACATTACCTAAAACCCCTTGAAGAGAGCCGAAACCTTCGGCTTGTTGTGCGTTACCTTGCTCAGTCATTCCAATTAAACTACCTATTTTATCAAATATTCCGTTAAGAAAGCCTGTTTGCTCTTCAGCATTATCTGATATTATTTTAGGATCTAATTTAGGAATAGGACCATCAGATATTATACTTGGGTCTTTAATTAAATCATCTACTGTTGATTTAGATATATCCACTACATTTTCAATACGTACGTCACTTAATATATCTTTGAGCGCTCCGCCTGTTAGTACATCATTTCCAGTTGACTTACAACTGCAATCCGCTATACGCTCAAGTAGTGTTATCATTGAATCAAATTTGGATAAAGTCTCAATATGATTAGTACCGGCCACTGCTTGTACAGCAACTTTAGTATCTTTATCAGATTTATTTCCTTCTCCAGTTGCTGCTTGAGCTGCTGCAGTACTCTCTGTAGCTGCTGTAGTACGTTCAGCGGCTTCTCTTGCACGTTGTTCGTCTCCTTTTAGAAACGCCGCTAGTTGTGGACTTACTTTTTCAGTTGTAGTAACTATAGCAGTTTTAACACCAGCTTTTAGACTATCCTTAGCCATATCTCCAAGAGTTTGAACAAGAGATTCTCTTAGTGCTTTTCCAGTATTTTCAAGTACATTTCCGCCTTCAATTACTGCATCAACAAATGCATCAATTGTATCGTCAACTGCACTCGTAAATACATTAGCAGCACCTTCTACAAATCCCATTGATGCTTCAATGTCTTCTCTAAAGGTTTGACCTATTTGATACCATACTTCCTTTGAAGCGTCATTTAAACCATTAAAATTAGTTATAGATTTATTTTGAAACTCTATAACTTCTTTGTATTTTTCAATCCGCTCTAAGTATAGATCTACGTTTAACTTTTCCCTATCAGTCTGTACTTTATACTCCGCGTTAGCTACTCTTCTTTCAGCAATTATTTTTGCCTCTTCCGCGTTTCTTAGTGCTGTTGCATCTTTTTCACTAGTAGGATTTGCTGCCAAAGCCTTTTTAGCTGATTCAAATAATGCCGTAGCTTTTGTTACTTCTCCTCTTGCAGTTTCAGTAGTTCTTGTACTTTCAGCTTCAAATACATTTACTTTTGCTTGTTGAAGTGCTTTTAATTCATCAATAGTTTGCTTAGAGTCAAAAGTATCCCCTTGTACTGCTACTCTAATTGTAGTTACAGCTTCAAGATTATTTAGTTCTCTAGTATATTGTTCTACTTTTAGATCTAAAAGTTCTCTTTCAAGATCAATTCTATTACTAATTAAGTCTAGACTTTCTCTATATACAACATTTTGATTACTTAGTAACTGAAGTAATTGTTGCGATACCGGTACTAATTGACCTTCTTTAAAGCCTTGAGTACTAATTAAGTCTACTATTTCAGTTCTCTGAGCTATCTGTCCTTGTATATTTGCATTTTGAGCACCTAAAAGAGCGTCTTCTTCTACCCTTGTTTCTTTTATCAATCTTAGGTAGGTAGCTGTTGCTTTCGCCCTATCTTGACCTAAAGTTCTATATGCGGCATTAAGTTGTTCAACCGTGTCTATTTCTATTTTAATTCCAGCTGTATCAAAAAGCTCAGGTATAGCATTATTTTTCTTTAAGTTATCAAATTGTTCTTGAGTAACAATTGGGGGAGCATTAGTCTGACTCTGAGCAAAAGCTATTTCTGCTGCTTGTCTGTCTACTTCCTGTTGCTTAAGTTTTCTTTCAAGCTCAATCGCTCTACTTCTAAACTCTAACTGCTTAATAGCCCCTCTGTCACTTTCATTTACAATACCATTGTACTTTTCAACCTCGGTATTAAGTTTTGCTTGACTTAAAGCTATTCTTGCAGTAGCTTGTTCTACTGTTGCTAAACTATTTGCTCTCTTTAGATTGGCTGCACTAATGGCTTCGTCTAATTTTAAAACAGCTTCTCTAGAGGCTTTTGTAGCTTCGAATATGCTTAATTGGCGAGCTTCATCTTCAGTTAACTCTACACCCGTTTGTTTCTTTTTAAGAGTAACCTCATATTGAGTATTCTCTTGATTAAACTGAGCTCTTCGATTAGCTAAATCATCAAAATCTTTTAGTGCTTGTTGTATTCCGCTTTGTCCAGCCGACCCAGCAATAAGTTTTCCAAATGCATTAGTTACTCCGTCAATACCTTCTTTAGCTAAAGCAATACCAATAAGATTCTTTTGAAACTCTTTTAATGCTTTTGAAGCATTTTCTGTAGCGGTTTCAAACTCTGGATATACTTTTCGAGCAATACCTTGAAGAACTAGTTGTTGCATCTCTAGTTCCATTCTAAGTAGTTCCTGCTCCTCTACCGGGGCAGTTTTAAGTTCTTCATTTATTCTATTAATTTCGGACCTTGCTCCCTCAAGTTCCTTTATGTTTGCTGATAAAGTATCTACTCCACCTAAATTAAATAAAACAGTACGTTGAGTGTCACTTACATTTCCTATTGCAGTTTCTACTTCTTGAGTGTATTTAACTATTCCTTTGTCGTTCTTTAATCCTTCAACAGTTTTCTTAGCTCCTTGTACCGCTACATTTAATGAATTAAAACTTGAAGTAACAGTATCTATGTTTGTAGTTGGAATTAAATTATTTTTAAAAGTTTCAAGAGCTTCAGTACCTGACTTTTTAAGAGCTATCATTTCTTGGTTTAAAGCATTAAGATTAGTTACACTTACTTCGTCTAATCCAAAGTTTAAAGCGTCTTTTACTTCTTTCCTTACTCTCTCTGCCGCCTCTTTGTCTAGCTTAGTAACAATATTAATATTTCCATCTGCTTCAACTGTAAACTCTATTTCATTTCTTTGTAATACTTTAATTGCTTCATCTGTTAATTTAAGTTGATTTTGAACTCTCTCTAGTTCGTCCGTTCCTCGTACTCTTAAAGAAATATTAGTAGTAATATCTTCACTAAGAATTTTGGTTCTGTTTTCTTTTAAAGTTTCTAAATCTGATTCTATGCTCGATCTATCTATAAAGTTAAGTTTCATATCAGAAAGTGTTTTCATACGTTGCTGCACTTCAGCTAACTTCGTACTAGCTTCTGCTAAGGCAGCACGCATTTCATCACGAGACATGCGACCTACTTGACTTTGTATACTACTTATTTGAGCATATAAAGCATTTTCTTTAGTCCTTAGATCCGCTATTTCTTCCTGAATACTTTTACCTCTTTCGAGTAAAGCTTGTCCAAATACATATGCTCTATTTTGTTTTTCAAGCTCAGCAGTAGTCTTTTCATTTATCTCTTTAAAACTATTTGCTTTCTGAGCAATACCTTCTTGTATATTTAAGTTTTGAATTAAAAGATCCGCGCCTATTGAATTATCACGAATTTCTTTTGCAGCTTTTGAATACTCTTCAAGGGACTCTGAAGCTTTTTTCACGTCTTCTGCAAACTTCTTTGCTGAATCTGATTTAAAAAACTCCCAAATTTGTTTTACTACTCCCCAAACAAGTTGGAAAGCTGCAACAATTAATCCTACCCATCCTGCAAATCTTAAAATGCCTGCAGCTATTCGGGTAATCATATTACCCACTACCATTACTCTGCCTTGCACTTCGAGCCATCCTTCACTAAAGTCAGAAGTAGTAGCACCAGATTCTTCAACTCTTTCTCTATACTCTTCTACAAGATCTGGAATTTGACTCCATAGATCTTTTAATTCTCGTATACCACTTGCTTCTCCTATTTTTTTGTTTAAATCAAGCAGGGTAGCACTTGCTTGGTTAGTTCTAACTAACCCATCATATCTCTCTTTTTCGGAAGCTAAAACTCTATCTGCTACAGGCACATCTGCGGCATCTTGAATAGCTTCGGTAACTGCTTCAGCACCTATTTGTTTTTGTAGTGCTAAATCTCTTACGATTTGTTGTGTTTGAGTAAGAGCATCTAGATTTTGTCTGTTAGTATCAAGCTCTGTTCTTGCTGCTACTATTGCATCACGTATTGATGCCGGAATATTTCGTAGTCTTAAAACTCTTTGATCTATTAAATCGTTTATTTCTTTTAGTGTTTTTGTTGTTCCAGGAGCTACTAATTGATTAGGACCTAATCTTCCTCCTGCTCCTCTAGTCTGCATTTGAGTACCAGTAAGGTCAAACTGTTGATTCTCTAATGTGGTACCTTTATTTTCTACTATCTGTCTTTTTGCTGCTAGTCTTTCAATCGCTAATGTCTGTCCTTCAACACCTTGATTTGCTAATACCCAAGCTCTGCTAATTGCATTTACAGAAGCTACTCCACTTGCAGCAAGGCTTTCGTATTGTTGTTTAAGAGCTTCAATACCAGCTTTTGATTGTGCTGCTCTTTGTCCTACATCAGTATTTGAATCTGCAAGGTTTTTATCCGCTACTCTTTTAATACTTATTTTATTAAAATTAGATAAACGAACAGAAGCTCTTTCAGCAGAGCCTTCGAGAGCTTTTCCAAACCCTTCTCCCTGAGGAATCAATGTTTTTGCAAAGTATACACCTATTAGTCCAAGAGTAGTGTATAATGCAAAAGTATTCTCTCTTAAAAATGAGAATAAGGAAGATATAGGCCCAATTGCTATACTTGCTATACTTCTTGCTATATTTGAAATATCCGCTGCAGCTTGATCAAATGGATTAGCCTTAATTGCGTTTCCAAGTAAATCATACTTTCTTGTTCCTTCTGCAAGTACAGCGTTTGCGAATGCCATACGCTTTTCAAAGAAAGTTAACTGAGAGACACTTTTACCATTTGCTCTTGCGTACTCAGAAGTGGCTTCGCTCACACGAGTCATTAATCCAAGTTCGTCAATAAGTTCTGGTTCTAATTTTGCAAGACCTCGAGTAAGACGATCGATAGAGTCCGCAGTATCTCGTCCAAGAACTTTTGAAGCATTTGTAGCTACTTTTGTAATCCCAAGTATTTGTTCACTACTAAACCCGGCCGTAGTGCCGGCAGCTGCAGCACGCATTGAAGTTTCAAAGTCTAACGCAGCGCCAGATGCTTTAATCATCTCTTGACTAAGCGACTGCATGGCTACTCCAGTAACCATTCCAAACGCTTGCATAGATTGAGTTAACTGCTCTACACGAGCAGCTCTTCTGAGCGCTTCAAACGCCGCGGAGGCGGCGAATATGTTAGCTGCAATAACAGCGTATACTCGTACCAAGCCTCCGAGACCTTGAGACATTTTTGCAAATGCTTTTGTAGTATTACTAGTAGACTGAGAGGTTCCTTTCAGGTTTCTATCTACTTCTCCAATACTGTGATTTGTATCATCTAACTGTCGATTTAAGCGTTCCGCGCTACCAGTTAGATTATCTAATACCTTTCCACCGACTGCTTTTATTCTAACTAGTAAGTCTACTGATGCCATTACTTATCCCTCTTTTTTGCTTCTGCTTTTGCTTTTTCATGAGCAGAATGAACAGATTTATTTATTATCATTATTAATAAGTCTAGTATACATTTTCTAGATTCTACTGGTACGTCATACACAGTAAAAAAGGTATCTAAAACAGATAAGTCTTTTCCAGTATATCCAGCCATGCCATCTATCTTTACTGGTAATATATAAAATAGCCGCATGGCCTCCTGAGCTTCATACGGTAACTCGTCATAAAGGGGAGGCCATTCATCTTCTGGTGGAGGAGCAAATCCGGCTTCTTCTAAGGAGTATAGATCCTCTCTAAACTTTTCTGGGTCTTGGCCCATATCAAGATATTTAAAGTACAGATCTACTTTCTTTACTAGTAACTCTAGCTGCTCAGCTCCGAAAGTTGCTCAAATCAAACACCATTTCATTAATCCACTGGGCAAAAGTGTTTGAAGTAGTAAATAACGCGTATACGTTATCTTCGCTATAATCTATTTCTTCGTTCTCATCAAGATCGGAAACATCGGCTAGCATTAGCTCGTTCACATACTTAGCTTTGAAACCTTTCCAGTCTTTGATTACTGAAACTGCGAATTCTTTCGCAAATTTTTCATCATCTAGCTCGGAAACTGCCTGCCTAGTCTTTTTGTCAATCTTTGTTACTATGCACTTGTCTCTTAGCTTCTTAAGAGCTTCTGGTCCTAAGTAGCACAGATCTAGTTTGAAGCCTTCCATACCTGGAAAGTCAATAGTAACGGTTTTCTTTTCTAATACGAGTTTTTTTAAGTCTATCATAAATTTAAGTTAAT